GGTAGATTTTTAAGAGGGAAGGGGACAAATAATCCAGATGGATCATTGTCTTTAGGTGCTTATACGGCTGACAAGGTTGGAACATTTGCTGGAACATTTGCATCTGGTAACTGTGGTGGTTCAAATACGGCAGGTTTTGGGAATGTTCTTGGAGGTGGGCTAAGTTCAGGAGCTGTAACCATAACTGCATCAAATGAAACTGCTCCTAAAAATATAACAGTTAACATATTTATAAAAATAAACTAGAATTTACCGATAGGAGAAATTATGGGAGCAGATTATAGCGTATCAGACATAAAGAGACAACAAGAGGACGCCAAAAAGTTAGCAGCAGAACGTGCATCAGCAACGCAGGCAGCGTCTGCGGAAGAAGCTAAAAAACGACAAGCAACAATGGATGGATACTTATCAGGACCAGGAACAGGGATGACCGTCTCTGGAACTCCAGAAGCTATTTCTGGAGGGATGGAAGGTCTTGGATTTGGTCAAATGCTATACGGACAAGGAATTGGCGATATAGGCAAAGAAGCATCTAATTATTCTGAACAGTTAAAAGGAAGGTTGAATCAAGATTCAATTTCTGCTGACGTTATGAACCAAAATGCGAACAGAAGAGTTGCTCAAGGTGCTAACAAAATTGGTATGGCAGGAGCAACTATGGGCGGAGCGCAAGAAGCATTATACAGGGAAAACTCAGCTACTGCTCAAGCTGGAAACCAAGCATACAAAGACGCTGCATTAGCTGCAGTAGGTAGAAATATAGGCGCTAAACAACAAGGTATGTCAGCAGCTTATTTTGGCGGAAAGGCATCTGGTCAAGCAGGAGTTGTTACACCTGTAGCTAGTAATGACAGCGGTATGTGCTGTTTTATATTCCTAGAAGCTAGATATGGGAATGGAATGATGGATGAAGTAGTTCGTAGATATAGAGACGAACATATGACTATAAAGAACAGAAGAGGATATTATAAACTTTCTGAAGTATTGGTCCCTATGATGAGAAAGTATAAAGTTGTTAAATTTCTTACAAGATTATTAATTACTGATCCTATGTACCTATATGGAAAATATCACTATGGATATAACAAATTTGGGGTTATATTTAAGCCAGTAACTAATTTCTGGTTAAAAACTTTTGAATATCTTGGATCTGAACATAAATTTATAAGGGAAAACGGTGAAGTATGTTAGAAAAATTAAAAAAGAAAAAATTATTAGAATCGCTTAAGCCAAACCTTAAAGGATCTGCTGATTCTATGGCAGAAGGTTCAGCGCTTGAAGAGCAAGGCGAGACTAAGACGTTTGAAAATAAAGAAGATCCTAATCATTCAGATGAACAAATCAAGAAAAAGAAAAAATTGGTGAAATAATATGGCACAAATGAATTATAAAAGAAAACCAGCACAAGACTCAGAAGCTAATGATGAACAAATATCAGCAGCAGGTGATGCAATAGGTGGAACAGATGGGATTGACTCTGCAGAGGAGCCATCAGTAGATACCTCTGCAGAAGATAATGCTCCAGAGGCACCAGTTACGCCTCCACCAGCTGCACAAGAGGCTAAATCAGGCGCTGTTAATCAGTCTTTAGTAAGAATGATAACAGGAGCTACTCCTACGCTAATGGCTTTCTTGACAGGAGCAGGACCATCACAGAAAGAAACTGCCATTAATGAGGCTCAGAAGTTCTATAAAGAAGGCGCAACTAAGAAAACTGTACTTACTAAGGGTGCAGAGGGACAGCCTGTCTATACTGATGTTAGAGATTCTGGTGGTATGGATGCATGGACTAAGCCAGCATCTGTAAGACCAATATCTACTGCTGGTCAAAAAATAGTAGAATCGACAGACCCAGCAACTGGTAAAAAAACATTTAGAATAATAGATGTTATAGCACATACGTCAACACCTGTGTATGACATAGAAGAAGGCAGAGTTAGCGGAAGATCGCAACCTTTTAGTCCGATCACTTCAGAAAAAGTACAAGACTCAACTGGTGCTGAAAAATTTATTAAGAAAGATGTTTATGGAAACATAATGTCAGGTCCTACTATATCAGAAGGAAAAGGAACACCATTAGGGATAAATAAATTTGACATTGATAGATTTGAACCACTGCATAAAGAAGCTAGAGCATTGCAAAATGAAATGTATTCAACGAAGGAAGAAATAGCAGGAGCTTTAGCATTGCTAGACACAGATCCAAAAAATGCAATAGAGCAAGCTGCTGGTATTTTTAAAACTGCAAAGATCATAACAAGAGAAAAAATTACAGCTGATGAGAAAAAATTTGTCTCTGAAGCACCATCGGTATTCCAACGATTAACTGATGATTTTATGACAGCATTCACTAATGAGCAAAGAAAAACAGTAACAGACCAAATGAAAAATATTTTATTAAAATTAGATAATGTTAGTGATAAGGCTATGGCATCTGTCCAAGATAGATATTCATCTCAATTTGCTTCAAATTCATCAAGTAAACAAGAACAACAAAGATTGTACGACTATGCATCAAAGCAACTAATAAAGTCTCCAAGTTTTGCACAAAGCCCAACTACAGATATTACCTCAAATAAGCAGATTGAGCCATCTAGGAATTATGGTGGTTCATATAATCATAAACATTTAAAAGTAGTACCAAGACCACAGAAAGAAAGAATATTATTAGAAATTAGAAAAAATAATTCACAAAAGAGTAAATAATGTTTGAAGATTTATCAGATGAAGAATTAGATGCAGCTATAATTAGAGAGCAATCTATTAAAAATAATAGATTATTACTAATAGAACCATCAAAGATGACAGATGAAGAATTAGATAATGCAATATTAGAAGAAGGGCAAACAAGACAGGTAATAGAACCTAAAAAAGATAATAGCATTACATCAGAAGAGGCTCTTGGCTTTAATAGACTTTATGATGTTGCTGATAAATTAAAATACTTAGACAATTTAAGATCTAAGGCATTTGCATCTACGATTGGACCAATGATTGACATTGGAAAAGGCGTTGATCCAACTATAGCAATGGGAAAAGAATATTCATCATGGGAACCGCAAGCATCTTCTAGTTTTATGGGAAGATTCAGGGAGGCATTTCCTAGTCAAAAACCAATAATGGATACTCCGGCTGAAGACATAGCACAAGGTGAGCCAAGATTGGCAGCATTTAAAACTTTTGCACAAAAAGAGTTTCCAAGAGCGTATGGAGCAGTATCTGGTGTTGTACCAAGTGACGTACCTGGAGCAATAGCAGACACATTAACAGGTAATCTTGTTCTTCCTAGGTTGCCTCAAGCTTCAACAGTAAATGCATTAGATGAATTAGCACAATCTGGAAGAGAAAGAGGATTACTTAAAAACTCAGGAGCAGGAAGACTAGAAGATATAGAAAAAGTTAATACTAAAAAAATGCAAATCATAGGAAATACGCTAAATGAATATGGAATAGCTGATCAAATACATGATCCAGAAAAACTACATTCAACATTGAACGGAGAGTATGAAATTGTATATGATGCAGCTGGAAGACAAAAAGGGAAACCTGGGTATGGGCTTATAAATGAGTTAACAGACTCTGTTAAAGATGCTGCTCAGTATTTTACAAATCAAAAATATGTTACAGACATAAAACAAATAGCAAATGATATAATAAATAAAATGGCAGGAGAATCTAGTGGACAAAATTCTTTGGTAGATTTTAGTGCAAAAGATAGATCTGATTTAATAAACAAAGTACAATCAAAATTAAGAACAAATGTTAAAGGAGGAGTAAGGACGGTAGGTGATCTTATAGAGATAAAAAGAAATGCAGCAGATGCTATCTATGAGTTAAAAAGTAATGCATCTACTTATGGAGTACAAGGAGTTACTGACTTAAAAATAAACAAAGCAATTTGGAGTGCAGTAGATTCAGAAATAGAAAATCTAATGAATATTGATCCAAATGCAAAATCATTCATAAAAGCCAATGGCGATTTATCAAATTTATTACATGCAAGAGATATGGTAGCAGGAGCTAAAACAAGTAAACTAATGGGTTCTACTATGGTAGAAGCTTTAGGTACAGCAGGTCTTGGGTTAACTGGAGGCTCTGCAATAGGTAGACCTGTACTGGGTGCTTCTATTGGTGGTGGATTTGGAGCATTAAAAGCAATTACAAAAGATATATCAAGTCAGTTACCGTCAAGAGGTGCAAGTCTTGCACAAAATGCAGCTGATTATTTAAGACCAAGGAAAGGGCTAAGTGCTTTAAGCAGTGTAGATATTCCAATATCAGCCGGAGAAGGAAGAGTACGTATTCCAACTCTTGGATCTGGAGCTATGACAAATATCCCAAATATAATTAATCCACAAGATAACGCAGGAAGATTTCCTCAGTCAGTACCAGATTTGCAACAGCAAGCAATGATGAGAAGAGGCTTAGTAGAGAACCTTGCTGATTATGAAATACCTAGGAACTCAAGAGATGTATTAGATCAAAAGCAATTAGTTATTGCAAAAGTAGCTCAAATATCAAATGATCCAAAGTTTACAGCAGGATTAGAAGATGCACTAAATAAGCATCCTGACAAAGTTGAAGAGATGTTAAAGGGAGTATCATTACAGTTTCCACAATTAATGGTTGCTGACAAGTACAATAGAATTAACGGAAAGATATTTGATGTTAATCCACAAGTTCAGCAAATGATAATTCATCAAGCATATCAGAAAATAAAAACAGATGGATCTCTAAGCAATAGCGAAAAAGCTATTCTTTGGAATGGGTTAAATAGAGATGGAACATTGCCAGATAGCTATAAGTAAAATATTTGACCATATTAGATATAACAAATTGCCTATAAAGTTTGTTATATCTGATGACTATATAGAGGTAGATTGTAGAGGATGGGATATAAACGAAATAGATACTTTTATAATGCTAACGCATGGGAGTCGAAATGAGTTCACTGTCAAAGTACGTCTTGGACCACACGGGAACAATATTGACATTCATATGCTTTAGCGTGCTAGAATATAAAAAAGGAAAGGATTCTAGTCCTCACAACAGCTACTTGGAGCTATTAATTAACATCATAGGGAGATTGAAATGAAAACAGAATTAATCAAATTATTAGTAGAAAGTATTGATCTTGAAAAGCTAGCTATTGGATTGCTTGAAAATGTTCTTGAGCAAGCATTAAAAGATGCAGCAGCAAAATCTGCTACTCCTATCGATGACGCTATTCTAGCTTTAATCCTGCCAGCTATTAATCCTTCAGTAGAAGCAGCACTTAAAGCAAAAATTGCTGAATTGAAAGCATCTTTAATAGCGTAATGAATACACAAGACCTTGTTAAGGTCAATAAGGACTACTTTGTAGTAGTCGCTCAGACAGCACTTAAAACTGCTGTCTATACAGCATTGCCATATCTAAATGTTCCACCTATTAATGTTTTATTAAATAAATTAATTAACTGGCTAATTAGTAAAGTGGCTGACGGACTAGAGCTGGCAATGTTCTTTATCTATGTTGATCTAAGAATTAGCCTAGAAGGTGCTGATTATGTTACAGCAGCACAAAAAGCAAATAAAACTCAATTACCTGAAGATATAAAGGTGGCAAATGAAAAATTTAAGATTTTTATTAAGTTTGTGCCTATTAAGTAGTTGCGCTCAGGTACCGGATCTTATTGCTTGTAGACCAACTGGTCCTACATCAGCATTTTGTACGTACACAATCACAGATAAAGATATAATTATTGACGATACGCATCTATACAATGGTAAAACGTGGATAGATATAAAGGTCGAATCAGTATATCTACCATCCGAGTCATGGATAAAGATAAAAGAGTACATTATAAAGCAATGCAAAAAACACAATGACTGTCAGAATAATATACAAAATTGGGATAGCAAATTGTCTAAACTTACTCCATAATTAAATAGAACATTATCAAGGATGATAATTATATGGGAATTACCCACGTTCTAAAAACTCCTAAAGAGCCTCAGATGTGGTTTTTCATATCTGATTTACATAGTCACCACCTACATCAACAAACATTCAATATACTGCTTAAACATTCTAAACTTCTTCCAAAAGAGCAAAGGAATCTAATTATAGGTGGTGATTTTTTCGATTTTGCGGAGTTTATGCCAAAAAACCCAGAATTTCAACATTGGAAAGACAGAAAAGATGGGGTGGATGAATTTTTCCTACCTAAATACAAAGAAGAAATTGAATGGGGAAATAAAACATTAGACAAACTACAATCAATTTTTAACCACGTTATCTTTATACACGGAAATCATGATGGACCTCGCATAGAAATGTTCTTAAATAAATATTGTCCTGATGGATACAAGCCTAATTTTAATATTGAACGTGACTTAAACCTGGAGAAAAGAAATGTTGGCTGTGTGCAATATAACGACTGGCTGGATGCTGGAGAGCTTTCAATTACCCACGGGATGTTTCACGGTCCCTCATGCCACAAAAAGCATTATGAAGCCTGTGGAGGACGAAACGTGCTTTTTGGTCATGTCCATAGTTCCGAATGTAAAACCTTTGCAGTACGAGGTGAATCCAGATGCTCATGGAGTAATCCTGCTATGTGCGGGCTTAATCCTAACTATGTAAAAAATGCTGAAAATAAATGGCAGAATGGATATTCGACAATCTATATGAAACCTAATGGAAAATTTAATCTAACTGTTCACTTGGTCTTCGATGGAGAACTATTGCTACCAGATGGAGAGATACTTAAATGAAGATAAAAAAATCATATAAAATAATGGGAAAGTCGATAAAGATAAAATTAGTAGATACGTCAGAGTTTGCTGGAATGTGGGATAGCGAGAAGAACATAATTTACTTATCTACCAATCAAACAAAAGAGCAATTAGAGGAAAGTTTCTGGCATGAGTTGAACCACTTAATGCAGACGTTCTCAGGAGTAACACAAGCAGTATCGCATGAACTAATGGAAGTGATGGCGGAAATGAATGCCAGGATAATTGTATCAGTATTAAGCAATTCAAAATGAAGTGGCAGGGTTTAGCCTACCACGACAACAAGGAAAACTATACAGGAGTAAGAAAGAGGGCACGTTCTTTTGTTCTTCTTCTCAGTAACCCTTTAGAGGTCAATCGAATACCGAACGGTCCTGCATATTTACAGTACATTAATATAGTATCAGCAATTCTATTCTTATCATGAGATCTAAGAGCAAGTCCAAAAGATCTATCAACTTGAAGTAAACCTTCACCGAGATTAAAGATAAAGCTAGCTATAGCATTATATTCATTTTGATTTAATTCAAGCCCAATTGATCCAATGAGATTGTTTAAAGCATAGCACTTATTATTAACTTCAAATAGAAGAAAGTGTTCTGCTTGGGATCTTGTACAAATGTCACCTTTTAATACTTTATCACCATATGGATAAGCAATGGTTCCATAACCAATAGTCCATACACCAGCTTGACACTTATATGACTTAAGATATAATCCTTCAAATTCCTTTATGAGATCTAATCCTTTTTGTGAAATTTCCATCTAATACCTCAAGTAGTCACTTATATTATTCTCGTGTTCACATTTTATATTTCTATTGCAATTATTACAACGTCTATTGCCTTCAGATATAAATACTAAATCACATAATAGGCATTTTCTTTTCATCTTCATAGTCTTTGTAGCCTTTTTATGCTGATAATATCTAGTAACTCCCTTGTTACCATTATCAAACTTCACTTAATACCTCCTATCCTAAGACCTTCCAGGCTAATATTAGAGATGTCTGGATTCATCCCTTGCAATCTATCAAGTTGAACAGCTATTGCCTCGTGGATCGGTATTAGAGTCATTACAGTATCTCTATGAACTATTGTACTTCCAGTATGTTCATTCTCGTTAAAGTCTCTAAAAACAAATGCTATTAAGCCGTATAGCTTTCTAGCTTGCTCTTTAGTCAGCATCAGACCAACACTTGGCTCTATGGCTGCAGAGTTTGCAGTTGAAGTTTGATTTATGGTCGTATTTTCTTTCTGGTTCTGATTCTCTGTTTCCAATGTCTTTTCCTCTGTTGATAGAAGCATGGGCTTCTATTGGATCTTCATGTAAATCTTCTTCGTAAAGCTCAGAAGTATCCTTGTTATATACAATAAATTTTATGTACTTTAATTCTAACTTCTCAGCATATACTGCGACTTGAGTATAGTAAATAGGCTCAGCAATTCTAATTCCTTCTTTCTTAATAGTATTGAATCTACTGTTCTTAGCTGACTTAATCTCTAGTAAATGCGCCAACTCATTTACTATAATCACGCCATCACAATGACCGCCGATAATTCCATCGGTAAAGCCAAATTGATTCCCATTCTCATCTGCAAGGTAAGTGACAAGTCCAGACTCAGTGATAAGATCAGTAACTTCTTTCTCTATTAAGTGCCCAAGCCTAAATATTCTATTAATCCTTGGATCAAGTATCGGCTCAGGACTTTTATAGCTATACCATAACTTCCTGTCGCAAACTTCACCAAGAGTAGAAGTGCCGAGATATGTTCTCGGCTTTGCTTCGCTTGCTTTCTTAGTCAGCATTTCGTCAATAAGATCTACTACCGTGCCCATGGCTGTGCCTTTTTTGCAGGAGCTGATACTGAGAAAGCTTTTTCTGCCATCTTTACAGCTTCATCTAAAGTAGGAGCAGCCTTTGCAGATGGAATATTGAATGACTTATTTACAGCTTGTGCAAGTTTCCATGGTCCCTTAGTTTGATAATATGTCTTCTCACCAACTACTCTTTGTTCAAGAGTAATAGTAAAGATTTTATTTGTCCTAATGGATTCAATACTAATGTCATTCTGTACACCTATTAAAGTTGCAATCTGTGTAAGTTGCTCTCTTGCGATTCTCTTTGCAACTTCTGATGCGTTCTCTACGTTCCATTGTAAGAAGAATGTTCTACCTGATCCTACTATTTTCATCTTTGCTGACCATTGGATACCACCTGTGACAGTAGGCTTTTCTTCTAACGTATCAAATTGAACATCATAGATGCCTGGTGCTATTGGTGAATAAACTCCATCACTCTCTGCTACTACTGGTTTGAAACTAAAGCTCATTTGTGCCTCCTAATACTTTATTAATAATTGCTGATAAGTCAGCGTCTTCATAACTTTCTAATTTTCCACTTCTATCTTTCGCCAATGGTGAAATAGTTGAATCAGTAATGAACTTTCTATGCACTTTTCCTTCTTCGTCAGTGAATGCGTGTAAGTGCAATACTAAATCGAACCATGCCATAAGAGAATTTTTAATAGATGATCCTGGAATATTAAATTCTTTAACAACTTCTACGCCATTCTTTGCATTTTCATCAAGGCAAGTAAATATAACTGAATAGCTTGAAAGATCTCTAAAAGCCTTGATAATCTTAGTAGCTTGTTCATTGTAGGTTCCGTACATTTTAAGCGTCATCTTAGGATCTGAATATCTTGGATCTTCTTTTAACTCAGTTAATACAATCTCTAATATCTCAGTTAATGAGTCGATAAAGATATATTGGAAGTCAGCACCATTATTAAGGTATGAGAATACATTCATTAATTCTTCAGTAGTTTTAATCTCTGCTACTGCATAATCAGTTCCCTGCAAACATAACAAACCAGCTTCTGCTGATAAAATCAATGTCTTTCCCTCTGGCAAGTATCTAACCTGTGATGTCTTACCAATTCCACTTGGTCCAACTATCAATGCTACAAATCTTGAACTAGATACGTCTTTTGTGCTTTTAAATTTCACGCTTATCTCCTTTGTGTAAAAAACCTCTAAATAAATAATATGCATCAAGAAAAGAAAGTTGTGCTTCTACTTGGCTCTTGAATGCGCCAATAAAAAACTCTTTTCCTGCTACGTAAATTCTTGAACTAAGCCCGATATATCTTATGAGGTATAATGGATTCTCTTTAACCATATTAACAACTCTATAGTTAATCATACCATTTCCACTTTAAATGACGGTTTATTCATACTAATTGTAATAGCATCATCAACAAAGCTCTTTTGAGTATCTACAAGGTTCTTATACTCAGACTTTGAAAATTCATATTTAACTCTAAATAGATCAGGTCTTAGTGCTGCTAGTTTCTGATCAACCTTAACAGATTCAACATGATTAATAGTAACCTTAAAACCATTTTCAGTTTCAAAAGTCTTTCCACCTTTAGGATTTAAATTTCCTGCAGCTTCTGCTGCTAACCATATCTCTGCTTCTATTTCATGTAGCTTCTCAGTCTCACTCTTTACTAATTCTTTGTGATGTAACCATTTCTCGTAAATATTCATATTATATCCTTTTAATTTTACTCATAATCTGATATATCTTTTACATTGTCAACAACTATTTTAAAGGAATTTTATGTCAATAGCTGATTATTTAGTACAAGAGAAAAAGACATTGAGACAGATGGCAGAGGAATGTGGCGTGCATTATTCAACTGTGTATCGTTTATCTTTAGTTCCATCTCATCCTTCCTCTCGTAATCGTATTTCTCTTGACATTGCTAATAAGATTATAGCTGGCACTCAAGGGAAGGTAACACTCGCTGATCTGGCAAAAAAGCCTTAGGAACAACTGTTACTTTCACTAATAAGTGAAAAACTGTAGGATACTTTTTCTTCAAATTTATAAAGGTAAAATTTTCATTTAACTTTTTAGTTTTACGTACCCATTCTAGTTTATAATAATCATTTCTCATCATACCGTATAATCTTTCTTCTGCCTCTTTGTCTGATTCTTCATACTGAACTAATGACCCATCCATCTCTTTTACAATTCTTATCTGCTTAGGTTTCTGCCATCCACACTCAGGACATGCTTCATGTATAACTGGATCGAACACATAGAAGCACTCTTCACATGTACAGACTTTGTTATCCATTTCACGTTTTTTCTTTTTATCTGGTTTATCTAAAGATATTTCACGCATGCGGTATGGAGTACCATGGCGAAAAACATTGCCAGCATTATCAAGAATAATGCAATCAGTTTTTTTTCTATAAGGTCTAAGACCCCTACCAATTGCTTGTAGATACCAAGTTAGACTCCAAGTAGGTCTTGCAAGTATAATACAAGACACAATAGGACAGTCCCAGCCCACACTAAAAATGTCAACGTTACACACCACCTTAATACTTCCATTCTCTAAACCTTCCTTTGCTGATTTACGCTCTTTATCATTAGAGTTTGCATCACAATGTACAGACGATATACCAATGTCATTAAACGCATGTGACAATTGCAAACTATGTTCAACTGATACAGCAAAACATACTGTCGGTCTATCGTCGCCATATCTTATCCAATCTTGCACAACATTACCAACCACTGACCCTTGAGTAACTATTGAATTTAACTGCTTTTTCTCAAAGTCCCCTGCTTTAACCTTCACCGCTGATACGTCGATAATATGAGGGCAATATATCTTTTCTGGAACCAAGTGCCCCTGATCTCTTAATTCATATCCTTCTATTGGATGAACATATGAATAATATTTAGACATATCAGTAAATGGAGTTCCAGTCATACCAATGATAAATGCCTGTGGATAAACCTCAAAAATATCAGTGTAATCCTTGTGAGCTTCATCTAAGAATATTAACGGCTCTTGATCTTTAAAAGGATAATTATTTCTACTCTTTAAAGTATCTACTGAGCATACCTGGACTATTTTCTTTTGATCATATCTCCAGTGTCCTGCCATATTTATTGAATGAGATATAGAATATCTATCCAATACTTCACTTGCATTCTTTACAAGCTCTCTACCTCTTACTATGAAGATTACAGGAAAGTTATAATGAACTGCTCGTTTTATCATCCAAGCTGCCATTGTAGTTTTTCCTGAGCCCATAAGTGCCCAAAGAATAACTCTTCGATTGCCCTTACGAAATTCGTCATCAAGTTGAGCAATTGCAAGTTCCTGATATTTCCTAAGTCCTATCTGCATAACTTCTCATCATAGGATTAATTTTAACAATGGATGATTTACCATTAATCTCTATAACTAATATGTATCCATGATTCTCTAGTATTTTAATATATCTAGTAAACTCACTCATTGATCTAAATACTCCACGCAAGTTTTGTTGCCATTTACTAACAGTTTCCCCATCAACTAATACGCCACAGTTAATGTTATCAATAATCCTATTCAATGCTTTATAATCCTCATTGCTATCATGTGCTTGAAATTGATGAATAGTATTACTACCTTCATAATCTAGCCACTTCATAGCATAGTCTATAGCTTCTTTGCTAATGTCATTGCATCTACCTTCAGTCATAAACCACTCTGCTAAAAGAGCATATTTACATAATCTTCCTTCATGCTTAGATAAGAAAGACTTAAGAACATCTCTGTTATAATATAAGTCTGCCCTTAGTTCTATTTTTCTTCTAGCTTCATCATAAGCCTTAATTGCATCTTCTCTTAGATGAATATCTCTTGGATGTAACTCATAGCTAAAATCAAATAAATCATACTGCTTTTTGTACTTCATTGGATTAAACTCACCAGTTCTGTCCATAGAAGGTCTACCCATATCAACAAAGATTAGCCTCTGCCAGAAACCATCATTTTCAGTCATCCTAGGATTATGCAAGTCATCTATCTTTGTCTTATAGACAGAAGGTTGCAATGTGCTTAAGCAAGAAGCAAAGCATGGATCGATAATATCATCCCCTCTTGAAAGCGTAGATGATGCGAATATGTTATCGCCATTCATGGACTCCATAAAGTAAGTTCTAAATTCTTCATTGCCTTTCTTTTTCATTATAGAGAGATAAGTTTGAAATTCATCAGCAGCAAAGAATAGTCCACCTTTTGAATTATCAGCATGATCTTTAATCATTTTTTGTACTGATGCTGATTGATACATATGCTTAGTAGGCTTTTTATCCTTCAGCAATAAATCAAGTTCATCCTGGAGAGAATAAAATTCTTTCTTCATAGCTTCTGCTTCATCATCCTTACCTTCTGAGTATGCTTTATCTTTATCTTTATTAAGATTCTGCATTCTCTTGTTAATTCTATATTCTTCTTCTAATAATTCTTTAGGATTTACATTCTTCATTTCCATGTTGATCTGTTTAACTCTCCATAAAATACTTTTGACAATATCAGACTTCTTACTACCAGAAGCACCTAATAGAATTACGCCAAGGTTTGGTCTTTGAAAGAATGACAAATGTCTATGTGGTCTAATTATAAATTTACTTTGCAAAAAGCTAGCATGTGCGGCTAATAGTGGATAAAAGACAACGTGCAGAGCTACTCCAAAAGATGCAGCAAGGTCAATGCAAAATTGCCTATAGAATGGTGGTATCATTTCGGCAGTAAAAGTACCTGCAAATTCTGACTTTGATTTAATTTCAATAAATTCTCTAAATTGGTTTGAAGGCATATCTATAACTTCTGCAGGTGAAGTTATAGACTCCGAGAAAAATAACTTCTCTCTCTTCTCTATGCTGATTAATAATGCTTGCACATAAGACATAGCATTAAGCTCTCTTGATACATTCTGTTTGATCTCTTTATGTTTCTTGTTGAATGAATAAAGGAAGAAAGAATTTTTGGGGAAGTTCTCAGCATCATACTTTAATACTGCTTCTACGATCTCACTAATATTTACTATTCCTCCCTTGCGCTTGATATATGATCCAATAACGGTTCCTATGGCATTGTATCTGCCATCTGCCATACCAGATTGATCATATTGTAACTGTATTGGTCTATTAGAATTTATCTGCTCTATCGTCTTATTAGTGACTAATTCATTAAGTCCTTCTATTTCATCACGTGAGATAAAAGGAAGGTCATCAAGACCAGTAGATAAGAGAGTGCAGCCCTCATCTATCCAGAAATAATGATGACCTTCTTTCCCTTCCATACTATGAAGAGATGGTGGTATAACTACATATTTATTACTATAAAAAACTTCTACGAAACCTTCAGGACAAGTAAACTTTAAAATACCTTGCTGATCTACTGTTTGAAAAAAGAATGAACATCCTTTCATCCCTCTCTTGTTAATATGGCTGGGAAAAGAAGTTACTATTTTGTTTATAGTATCTTCATGGTGAGTATCTATATCGACACAAGAAAGACCAGGATTTGCATTAGTGATTAATACCGCTAAGCCTGTAACAGTAGAAAATTTACTCTCAAAAAGTTTATCTATTCTCTCATGAGACAAATCCCTAATGCCATCGTTCCAGTTGTTATGATTGCAAGTTTTCTTTTCATTTACTGGTATGGTTACAATGCCGTTATCAGCATATTCATACATTAGATCTCTAATGACTAATTCATTTGGTTCCACAAGCTGCCTCTTGTTTAAAGTTGAATGTAAATTCTTATTCTATAATTTCACTTTGTCAAACGCCATGCAATGCCTTTATTACGACAATCTTTCCTATTTTTAGCAATTAATTCATTGACAATATTAAGCTTATTTGCCCTATTTAGGTAAATTCTCAACATACTGTCATTAATGCCAACTGCTATAGATAAATGTTTTATAGTTGTTGCCGTTAAAGCTAATTCCATAACTTTGTCAATATCTATTTGCCTTAATAACCTACTCATATTTATCTAATCCATGTTATAGTTTTACAGTAGCATTTATTCCCACAGTGAAATATCTCTTGTTCGGATACTTCATCAAATGGAAAGCAAGCTTTTAATGTGAAAAAACTAGGAGTTAATTTATTCAGCTCATACATATAGCTATCTATTTCATATTCCCTAGGCATTAATCCTTGCCATCTTTCAACTTCTCCTTTCCAAAATTGCATTATAAATAAATCAAAAATTAGATCGTCACTTTTATCCATATTCAACCTTCTCCTCTTCCGTCTCCGTCTCCGTATCCGTCTCCGTATCCGTCTCCGATTCCGTATCCGTATACGCTTCCGCTTCCGCTTCCGCTTCCGATTCCGTCTCCGTATCCGCTTCCGCTTCCGTCTCCGTATCCGTATCCGCAATTAATTTTATTCATAACTCTCCTGCTGTCCATATATCTTTATAGTTATCAGTGTACTTAGTCCATTGCTCCGCCATTGCATCAGCTATGCCTTGAAATGTTTTTGATCGTATTTTCCACCTGTCTTTACTTGGAGGTAATTTATGCAATCTCTGCTCTCTCCCTTTTACAATATTTGTTGGCTCTAAATTAGGAAGATTTTTTAACCATAGGCAAGTTGCTTTCGTCTCTCCGTGCCCGAATTGCCAGGGATGGATTATTTGAGATTGATTTTTCTCGATTATTTGTTTCCCATATTTGTGCATTATCGGGTTTTCTATAGCTATCATTGGTATTTTTGCATCCATTATTTTTTTAAAAAACATCGCTCCAGTTATTAAATTTTTCCATCTCTCAGAATCTTTATATAGCCAACTAACTCCACTATTACACAAATAAGTACACGGTGGATGAGCAATCATTAAATCCCAACCTTCATTGATTACTTCAAAAATATCACACTGATAATGATACGGACTATCGTCGTCACAGGGAAGTAAGTCACACGACCAAGCATCATGACCTTTTTTCCTGAAAGATTCTCTTACTACACCAGAATATTCGCAAGCCACTAAAATTTTCATATTCCATTTAACCTTTTCGCTAGTCTCTTTAATTTAAAATTAACTCGATTATGTACTTGAATATCTATATCAAAGATAATTTCAAGTTGCGCTAGCATAATTTTCACATCGGCAATTTCATCTACAATTGGCTTTAGACTTTGATAGTTATTCATCCACTTCGACAGCGCAGTAGTTAGCTCGCCCAGCTCTTCTATAGCTTTGATTATCTGAGGTGCTGTACCATAGTGGCAAATTGCCCTCTCTAAAATTTCTTTGTTCATAGATACATCCTTCTCCTATACTTCCTACAATCATCAATCATACATGAAGTTACATTCTTAGATAAAATTCTATGGGATGCCACTACTCGAGTATTACCGCAATCGCACTGGCATAACCATAGATACACGTATCGATTTTGCAAACTCTTCTCGCTCCATGTGACTTGCTTCTCGATGAACGATAAAGCTACCAAAGAGCCTGAGCGTACGCCAGTTAAATCTTTATTGTTCAGCTTCATGGTTCACCATATACTTAAGGAATACTGATTTAGCTTCACTAGGCAATTCATCATGAGTTTCAGTTTCTATCGCACGTACTAAGCTTTTAAGCTTAAAGCGATTGTACTCTTCATCTACGTATCTGCTCTGTGGGATTTCTTTTTGAAATTGTAGAAAATTATTCATAAAATTGATAGTGCCAATTTTATTATTAAATGTGTGCATGAATTTCTCCTCTTGATAACATTATTTTATATGCTAATTCAGCCAATACCTTTTTGTGAATTTCCTTTAAGTCAGTTATATCCTGCTCGCATACGGTGTATTCGTCATCGGCTTCCTGGATAGATAGGTCAATGGTTGCCTCTAGCAATTGCAATTGCTTTACTGATAGTTTTAATGACATTAGTACGTCTCCTTTGCCATGAATTTATTCCCTTGGTTCTTAACTATATCGAAACAATAGTCACAATATTCTTCACCATTTTCGTTATGCTCTTCGCATCGCTTGCAATAGTTATCATCATCCAATGGCGAATAATATTCCGTATCATCTAGTAAATTTTTCATTTATCACCTCTAAACTTTGCAATTAATTTGATTACTTCTAATGCCTGAGAATCATTTAGACCGTAACAAGTAAATTCATTATACTCCGAAGTTTTTATATCAAGTGAAAATCCATCATTGTAAAAACTAATTTTTGACTTTTCATCATGTATAGTAAAATCAAAACACTTTTCGTATTGTGCTATTTTATTTTCTTTATATTGGCTATCTTTATTTTTTTCCAATGATAGCAGATTTATTTTATTCCATTGATTAATGCAGAATTCAGTGTTGATGATTCTTTTACAAATATCGTCATACAGTTTCTTAGGTTCTTTATAAGCTTGAAAACCAATATTAATACGGACTAAATCATCCAGGTATAAGTCTCTGTTTATTGAGTCTAGTTGTGCATAACTTTTTTGATCGAAAGGTCGTACAAATATTTCTTGAGAATCATTTAGTTTTATTATAAAGGCATAAAAATTAATAATTTCTACTTTAAAATTATTTTTCCTAAATTCCTTTGCATATAGTCCTAATACTTTCTGCTTTAACTTATCTCTTTTATGATAATCAGTTTCAATTTTTAGTTGTTCCAGCTCTTTCATTTTAATAACCTTCCTTTATACTGTTTATAAAAACGCTGTTAATTCTGCTATTACCTCATCTTTCTTTTATTATAAATCTCTTCGCCACTATCAAGTATCTCGCTTTCAACTTCAAATAAATGTACTGAAAAAATGTGCGGTAAGTAGCCTTGGAGTCTATCTACACAGTCACAAGCTTCATTAACATTTTGTAGTACCAATGTCTGAGTTGATAGCTCATCTTTGTTATCTATTTCTATTTGATAAAACATTTTAACACCCCTTAGATTTAGCTTCATATTTAAAGCAGTCTGCTAATACTTGCTTTACGTCCTTTCCGAATATATCTGCAATTAGCTTAGATTTTATTTTTGCAAGTTGTTCTTCTTTCATTTTAACACCCCCATAGTACAAAGCTTTATTAATATAATGCATACTGATAAGATAAATAGATTCCAGATCATTTTGATACTCCACAGTATGCTAGCGCCTTTACACAGTCGATTAGACGCTTTGCTGGTTTATGCTTATGAACTATCGTCTTCTGTAATTTAACCTCTGTATCAGGCGTATAGACGATCTGAGAGGATGTCTTGCTAATGGTATACTGATTAAGATTGTTGTTACTAGATAATGTCTCATGACATAGCTTGTCAGAGTTGTTGTATATATATCCAACAGGACATACAGGCGACTGATCTCTGTATATGTCGGCATGAAATTTGCCATCCGAGTAGCTATGATAGCCACTAGCGCAAGAAGTTAATAGGAACAATACTGATACTGATAATAATCTCATGGTCTGCACTCCAATGTAAAATTTCTTCGTTGAGTAAGTTTTATATCAAGTCTTTTGATCTGTCAACACATTTTCTTGAATATAATTTCCGTACTGATCTTGAATGACTGGCAATGATATACGTAAGTTAAATAACTCAATCTCTTCATCTTCTTTTCTTGATATCTTTTCTTTTATCTCAGTATCTTTTAATTTCTTAAATTCTTGATACTTATTAAATTCTTTCTTAATAATATATCTCAAGAAAGATGACCTGCTAGTTTTGCACATATCGTTAAAATTACTCCAGTCACTGTCATCCAAAACACAAGAAACAATTTTTTGTTTAGATTTAGACATTTTTGAACTCCTATCGTTAATTATTAAGATATATATATATATTAATATATATTATAAGTAAACAATTAACATTAAATGATGCACTGACTTACGCATTCACACTTAGTGTTTCTATAGAGAGATAAATATAAATTTATATATATGAGAGAGTCTTATATATATTTGTTATATAGTCTAATGTGGATGTGTTACTGCGTGGAATCATAATTTAGTTTGAGTACTCAAACTTTTATTTGGTAGTTCAAACTATGTGAAACTATGTGAAAACAGGTGCGCCAAGAGTTTTATCAGTATAACGCACTATTACTAAAGTAGGAATTGACTTTGCGCATCTTGATAACATTATGCATGATAACATTGCGTGTCTTAATGACATCATGTACAATAATTAGTCTTAAGATTGCATATTGCAATTTAATTGCATCAAATATTGCAACTTGCAATTGTGCGTTGCGAGCGGAGCGAGTCGTTAATTGCGATGAGTTGGCATAATGAGTCGGTATGCAATATGTATGCCAAGTGTGTGGCTTGCAAGTGTTGTGCCAAGTTAGTGTGTTAAGGGGGGTGTAAAATCTTATGCGTGGTGTGGTAACTTGTATACCTCACAAATATTTTTTTTGACATTTTAAACTTATTCGTGTAGCGTCATAAGTATGGACCAATACGACAGATTAATTGAGATGTCTAAGAACGC